TTAAATGTTACTTGATCAATGTTTGTACGGGTTATGTATGGGTATATTCGGCTCCACACCACTTTTCATAATCTTTAGCATAAGCATTGAAGTGGATGTGCGTCTTCATAGCAAATTTCTCCAGCCAAGTCGGCAGCTTCGGAAGGGGTTCGATCAAGTGCCTTATCCGAAACGATTCCTAAGAATCCTGGAATTCAGAAAAATCAAAAAAAGCTTTTTCTGCCCGCGCTCATCTTAGCCTCGATTTCGGCGAGGCTCTGTAACCCGCGCTCACTATGGGCTAGGAACAATATCCAAAAAGCCATGTGATAAAATAGAGTGTCAGTCGGAAATCGCTGGCGGCGAAGTTGCTCTTGGACATTGTGAATAGAACTTGTCGAACGGCTGGCATCCTGCTGGTCGAAGACATTGACGGGAGAACTGCTATGGCGAAAGCCATATCAAAATCATACTTCCAAATACGGCCCAGATACCGTAAGGACAAGGCCAGCCACCCAATCTGGGAAGAATTAAGACGAACCGGCCTTATAAATAAAAAGTTCCAGACCAAAGAACTGGCGCAAGAGGCGATAAGAACCCACAGCCTAGACTCCGACTCTGTGTATGCCGCAGAAACCGAAGACTTAAACGAACTCAACAAATTCTTCAGCCTCTAAACCTCAACCCCTGCTCTTACGGGTGGGGGTTTTCTTTTATCTGAGTGGTTGGAGAACCATCCATCACAAAAGCCACGTTACATATGTTTTCTTCACCAATCAACTCCTCCACCAGACTTAAAAATTATGAATTTGATAATAAAAAAATGGGGACCCGAAGGCCCCCATTCCTTTTCTTAGTCTGCTTCGTGCTTACGACGATCCAGGCGATCCGAAGAGGCCAAGATAGTCAGAGACACCGAACGAATACCGTTCGCGGGCTTTGTACCTCACATTCCCGCTAGCGAAATCTCCATTCATCGACGTGGAGAGCGCGACACGGTTGAAATACTTCAGACCGTTTGGAATATCCGTCTTCAAAAACCACGCATTTACGTCGGTTAGGTAATGATTGACGGCATATCCATCCCGGATGGTGCTGTTGTGAACGATGGCGTTCACGTCGTTGTCAGCAACGCCGGTACGATACTGCGACGCCAAGATACGTGTGGCAACAAACTGCAAGTTGGTCGGGATGACCAACTTGACAGGCTGGGCCGCAACCAACAGACCACGTTCGTCGGTCCAGTTGGAAATCTGAATGGCGGCGTCCTCAAGGGACGTTTCGTTCAGATCAGTAGCAGTCGCCGGGCGGTTGGAGAGGTCCGCGCCCTGCACGATGCTGTGCGAGGTCGAGAACAACTGGTCGCCATCACCAGAGAGGTAGCCGGTGGTCGCGGTGAAACCGTCGTTAAACGGAACCATCGCCTTGACTTCCTTGGTGTAAGACATGGCGCGAGCCAACGCCTTTGTATACCGCGAAGACAGGCTGTCATACAGGTTGTCTTCCATCGCCTCTTCAGTGATGGAAAAGCCCATCGCAATCGTTTGGTGGTCGTACCGTTGGGTGAAACTCTCCTGCGCGGTGTCGTAGGCAATCGGCGAACCTTCGTTCTTCACCGGAGCCGCCCCGAACCCGGACAGTTTCGTTTCTTCTTCAAACGAACGCTCGGAACTTTCGCTGTCGTAGACTTCCAAGTGTTCATCGTCGTATTTATCGTACTCAAGGCCAAACAGGGCGTTCAAACCCGGCAGGAGTTCCTTGAGTAATTGCGCTCTTGAAATTGCAGCCATTGCTCAATCCTCCTTATGTGCCGAGAGCAAGATCATACTGATGGATATCGGCGTTCCAAACGACAAGCATATCGGTGAAAGCGTCTCCAACAGCAGACAATGGACCATCCACGAACGCAATTGTGCGCCACGGGAATGTAGCCGTGGTAGCAACACCAGATTGGTCGAGAGCCAAGATTGACTTGCCAATGTTGGTGTTGCCAGCGGCGTAGGTGATGATCTCACTATTCAGACCAAGAGTGGTCTGGGCGTGAGTGCCATCAGATTGTGCCTGAAAAACCTGTCGCGGATCGTCAGCGACATGGGCCAAAATGTCCGTCGCCGACGTGGAAGCGGTCCACATCTGAGAGAACACTTTGTAGTTCAGGGTCGGGTCAGTAAAGTTACAACCTTGAAAAATCCCAATGGGACGTGTCGAGGTTGCGGCAGTGTCGAGTTCAATTGTACCGGCGGCGACGAGTTCAGCGACATCCCCAAAAAACATGGAGGTGCCATATGAATTCGTCATCTTGAGTTGCCTGAAGGACCCACCTTCATGGCCACTTATACGATTTACCGGAACGAACCCGTAAGGGGCAGCAGTTGCAGCCATCTTACTATTCCTTTCGCAAATTAAGAGGTCATTTACGACCCCGACCAACGCCGAACGTAGTCTCCGAACTATGCTCCGTTTCAAGAAGGGGCATCTTTGGATCGTTCTCGCGCATATAATTTTGATCCACGCTTACCTGTTGATCCCTGGACTTGCCGCTATAGTATCTGTCGCGCTGTTGCATCAATTCTTCGGAGCATTTGCACAACATAAGGCCACCGATAACGATATTACTTTCAAACTCCGTTTCGGTGTCGGACATGATCATCAATTCTGGATGATCTTCCGCAAGGCAAGGTTCCCAACCCTCACGATACCTCATAGATACGTTCCGATTATCAGTCTCTCCAAGCATGGAAGTCCTGATCCAGCGGAACACATAGCCATCTTGAGGTACAGGGTCTGGAAGATTCGACGGGGGACGATAGTGTGTCTCCCGATCTTCGGTTTCGCGTGTCTCGGTGTCTCGCTCTTTTGAAGCGGTGCGCTTTGCTTTAGCCATTCAACTGTTCCTTTGCGACTTGAGCGGCATACTGCTTGTTGGTCAACCCAAGACGCTTTGCGAGAGAGACTTGGGTGGCGGTTAGTTGCACTTTGCGCGGGGGTTTACCGCCCCGTGACGGCCCACCCACAGGGGGTGGTTTGTTCCCGGTGGTCGCAACGGGAGATGAATCCGCTCCGTTACCGCCTTTTTGCCCATCCGAGAACTTGTCGGGGAATATCGTTCGCATTCCCTCGTCAATCTTAATGTAATATTCTTCATGAATTTGCGGATTTAGACCGCTAGTCACCAGTTTCTGGTGAAGACCAACCGCATACCCGGTCATATCTTCATTGCCAGCCTTGTGGAACCAGTTATTTTCCCTCAACCATTTCATCGCCCTGACATCAGGGGTGCCGCTCTGCTGTTGGGCGGCGGCTTGCTGTTGAGGAACGGCCTCTTGAGGTGTCTGCTGGCGCGTCCTCTGGAAACTTTCGGCCTCTGAAAGCGCCCTGACGCGTTCTGCGTGAAGCCGGGAAAGGTTCTCCTGCGCCTCCAAGAGGGCGTCCGTCTCGCCACCCTCATAGGCTTCCTTGAATCCCTTACGGGCCGCTTCAAGTTCAGCATCGCTCCGCGCCCCGTACTGTTCAAGCAATACTTGATTGGAATTATCCAAACCATCCTTGAGGTTGGTATTGTCTGCGGATACGCGCTCGGCGTACTTGACGGCCTCTTCGGATTGCCGAACGGCGCTCTCTTTGGCACGGCGCTCTTCATGGAATTCGTATTTGAGAGCCTTGATGCGACTTTGAGCGGCGGTTGAATAATTTTTGATTTCCTCCTCGAACTCCTCGCTGTCCGGGTCTATCCGGTCAGCGGCGGGACGCGCCATCTGGCGATCCTCTTCGGGGGTGTCATCAAGAACCTCTATTTCCAGTTCATCATCATCATCATCGCTGTCAGGCTCTGGCATGGCTTGCGGTTCTTCAAATTTTTGTTCTTCGGCTTTAGCCATCACACTCTTGAATAACCTCGCGGGTCCTCAACGACAGCCTGAACCGTATCATCGTTGATGATGCGGAACTCTTTGCCGTAAATGTTGAAACGAACCCCCTTATACGCCCCGGTCAAAACAAAATCCCCTTCCTTACACCACGGCTCCGCATCTTCACCAAACCTGTCGGTGTCCTTATAACATAAATCACCCATTTTCAGAACCAACCCGATAACCGTCGAGGTTTGTTCGATGTGCTTGGTAATATCCGCTTTAATAATACCACCGACAGTCGTTTCCTCAACCTCCGGGATAGCAATAAGAATACGCCACCCCTTCGGTTCTGGAAACTGGGTAGCTTTCTCTTCCGTTTTATCGAAACCGACTAACTCAGGCTTCCCAATTTCTTCAATTTTGACTGTTGACTGACTCATTTATCCATTTCTTCAGATTTTTCAACCTCTTCTGCCGCATCCAAAAGCACCCGTTCGGCCTTGGCCAAACCTTCGATAATCCCAGACTGCCTGGCATATTCCATTCCGACTTCTGCCACGCCGCCAGCACTCAAAATACCGCCTGTCCCTATATGGTCGGCCACATCGTTCATCTCCCTGCGGATGCGTTCTTGAATGGTAGCTAAAATATTACTGGCCAATGTTCAACCTTTCAACTGTTTTCTACTCTTTGTTCTCATTTTGTGTGTTGTCGGTTCTTGCACGAAGCACATCCATGAACTTCTGGGCGGTTTGGGTAACGGCCTGAATACGGGCTGTAGTCTGTTGTTCTTCCGCCGCCGTCCCAGCCTGATCAACCCGTTCTTGACTCTGCCGCTCCTGACTATCGATACGCTCCCG